CTCTTTGGTGCCGCCCCCTTCGCGCCCGGCTCACCCGACGTGACGGCCTACAACTGCGGCGCAAAGGCGGTGATCGAGCACATTCACGCGCAGATCGCGCGCGCTGAGCCCTTGCCGCGCCCCTCCATCACCTGACACACAGCGGCGACGCATCGCCAGCCGGCCCGATGCTGCCGCTTCCACGCAGGCCGGCGGAAGGTTGAGCGATGAATGTTCGATTCCACACCCCGCGCCGCTACTGGAACGAGGCCGGCGCTGATGGCGGGCTTCCTGGCGGCGCTCCGGCGCCTGCTGCTGCTCCGGCGGCTCCCGCCCCCGCACCCGCTGCTGACGGCGGCAATCCTGCCCCAGCTCCCGCGCCTGCGAACGGTGCACCAGCTGCACCAGCTCCGCAGCCTGGCAGCCTCATGGCTCGCGGCGCCGCAGCTGCGCCTGCTGGATCAGCACCTGCAGGAGCGCCTGCGCCAGCTGGCGACGCCCCAGCTGCCACCATCCCCGAGAAGTACCTCGTCAAGAAGGAAGACGGATCGACGGACTGGGAAGCGTCGGCGCTGAAGCAGGCGCAGGGCTATGGTGAGCTGGCCAAGCGGCTGGGCGCAGGCGAGGCACCGCCCAAGAGCCCGGACGAGTACGCGCCGGACTTGCCCGATGGGATCACGCTCGAGCAACTCAAAACCGATCCCATGTTCGCGGGCTTTCTCAAGAGCGCGCACGCTCGGGGAGCCAGCAACAGCCTGGTCAGCTGGATGCTCGGCGAGTTCCAGCAGCGCGTGCAGTTGATGCAGGAGCAGGCTGCAGATCCAGCCATCGCCGAAGCCGAACTCGGCAAGGTATGGCCGACCCCGCAGCAGATGGAGCGCGGGCTGAATGGCGCCTATCGGGGCACACAGACCTTTGCAGCCGATGCAGAGCACGCCGCGCGCATCGACAAAAAGTTCGGCAGCGATCCCGACTTCATCCGGCTCATGGCCAAGGTGGGTGCTGAACTGGGCGAGGACCGGCTGCCCGAGGGCGGGCTGAACCAGACCGAGACCGAGACGCTGGAGAGCCTGCGCAAGAGCGAGGCCTACGCCAACTCGAAGCACGCGGACCACGCCAAGACCGTGGCCCAGGTGACGCGGCTATACCAGAAGCTGCATCCCGCCTGAAGTTTGGTCGGGATTCCGACCAGGGGTGGCGCAGACATTGCCGCCATCCCCGCCCGGCCTGGCAGCCGGATACCGGGTTTGATTGCCCGGCAGCGCGCCAAACGCCAAGCGAATGCAGCCGTCATCGCGGCCCGAAAGGACACCCGCACCAGGGGCGTGACATCTCACGAGAGGTTTCACCATGTCCACTTCGCCCACCATCACCACTGCATTCAAGCAGCAATTCCACGACGGCTATCTCGACGCGCTCCAGCAGCGCGACAGCCGTTTCCAAGCCGCCGTCATTGATCGCGGCATGATCTCCGGCTCCAGCTTCACGACCAACAATGTCGGTCTGGTCGAAGCTCGCGAAGTCACCGGCCGCTACCAAGACAAGACCGCCCAAGAGGTCGCGCACGAAACGCGCATCGCCTACATGGCGGACTACGACATCGGCCCCATCGTGGTCGATGCCTTCGACCTGGCCAAGCTGACCGCCGACCCGACCTACAAGTACCGCGACCTGCTGATCGCGGCTGCCAACCGCCGCAAGGACAAGACGATCTATCGCGCTCTGCTCGATGGCTCGCTGACCCGTTCGGCTGAAGGCGGCAGCGTGACCAGCACGACCATCCCGGCTGGCCAGCAGATCGCGGCCGGCGGCACGGGCTTCACCAAGGCCAAGATTCTGCAGTCGAAGGCTCTGTTCCGCGCCAACGAGGCGGACGAGTTCAACGACGAGGAACTGTATCTGGCCTACGACGGCGTGATGCTGCGCCAGATCCTGGCCGACACCACGCTGACGAGCGCCGACTTCATGGCCGTGCAGATGCTGCAGACCGGCAAGCTGGCCGACAAGTGGCTCGGCTTCAACTGGATCCCCTACAACGCGCTGGACGTTCCGGCTGGCAACACCTCGCGCACGGTCGCCTGGGCAAAGAGCTGCCTGCAGTTCGGCACCGGCATCAACGTCAAGACCGACGTGGGCGAGAACAAGGCCAAGCGCGGCCACCCCACTGAGGTCTACGGCTGGCTGTCGCTCGGCGCGACTCGCCAAGACGAGAAGAAGGTCGTTCAGATCGACTTCGCCAACAACGTCTAAGCCCCGGCCTGACGAAACCCATCAAGGAGAAACATCATGGCTGAATTCGACTCCCGCCAGATCACGGCTCGCGCCGCTACCCCGCCCGTCAAGACGGCGCCCTATGACCAGGGCTCGCTCTCTGTGCTGATCGCCACCACGCCGGCAGCGGCAGCTTGGGCGCAGAACGACACCTTCGAGATCGGCACGATTCCCAAGGGCTCGCGCATCCTGCGCTCCAGCAAGGTCTACCACGGCGCGTTCGGTGCTTCGGTTGTCATGGACGTGGGCGTTCGCGGCACCGATGGCACGGTGATCGATGCTGACGGCCTGGCCGCCGACCTGAACGTGGCTGCGGCCGGCGTGAAGGACATCAACGGCGGCGCGCTGTTGGTGGGTGCGAACGGTTACGTCACGACGGCCGATGTCGTGGTCTACGCTACTCTCGAAGCCGCGAACCCGACCGACGACATTCAAGCCGAGTTCGAGATCCACTACATCGCACCGACGGCTTGATCGCCGCAGCGCCGGCAACCCCGCCGGCTTGACCCAAGACGGGGGCCTTTGTGCCCCCGTTTTCATTGGAGCCTGACCCATGGCGACCGCTGTCTCGATCTGTTCGAATGCACTCTTGATGCTGGGCGACAAGCCCATCAACAGTTTTGAAGAGGCGACCGACCGTTCGCGGCTGGCATCCAACCTCTGGCCCGATCTGCGCGACTTCGTGCTGCGCTCGCACCCATGGAATTGTGCGATCAAGCGCGTGACGCTGAGTCCGCTGGTCGCGGCGCCCGAGTTCGATTTCGCCTATGCCTTCTCTCTGCCGTCTGACTGGCTGCGCACGCTGCAGGTAGGTCTGCGAGGCGAGCGTCCGAGCTACCAGATCGAGGGGCGGACGATCCTCATGAACGAGGCAACCTGTCGCCTGCGCTACGTGTGGCGCAACGACAACCCGGCGACCTGGGATCAGCTTCTCGTGCACGCCATGACGATGGTCATGAAGGCCGCGTTCGCCTACCCGATCACCCAGGCCGGCAGCATCGAGGAGCTGGCGCACAGGGTGCTTCAGCCGATCTTGCGCGAGGCTCGTGCCGTCGATGGCCAGGAGGATGATGTCGATTACCTGGACGATGACCCGCTGTATGCAGCCGGCTTCGTCGGCAGTGGCAGCGTCACCCGATACCGCGAGGCCTGAGCATGCCGGCCGTGAATCTTCCGCAAACCGCCTTCGTCGGCGGCGAGATCAGCCCACGCGTGCAGGGACGCACGGACATTGACCGCTACGGCAACGGGCTGAGGCTCTGCTACAACGCGCACCCGGTGATCCATGGCGGCTTCAAGCGCCGGGCCGGCACGCGCCATGCTGCGGCGGCAACCGGCGCCAACGCGTCGGCCTCGATCCTGATCCCGTTCGTCGAAGGCGCCACGAAGGCGTGGATGCTGGAGGCCGGCAACAACGTGGTCAAGGTCTACAACGCCGACGGCACGGCTGCAGGCGTGACGCTGGCATCGCCCTACACCTCGGCAATGCTGGTGGATGTGGATTGGGCGCAGTCGGATTCGACCATGTGGCTGTTTCACCCGATCGTGATGCCGCACCGGCTGCAGCGCCTGGCCGATGGCATCTGGGTGCTGTCGCCCGCGCCGTTCACGCAGTTGCCATTCGATGAGCTCGGGCACACGCCGGCCGGCACGCTGACGCTTTCGGCGGCGACTGTGGGCGTGGGCCGCACCGTCACTGCGCCGGGCGGCACCTTCCTTGCGGCGGACGTGGGGCGCGGCATCGTTTCTGGCGCCGGCATCGCGGTCATTACGGGGTTCACTGACGCCGCGCATGTGACGGTCGAGATCACACGCGCCTTCGCCTCGACGAGCGTGCCGGCCGGCTGGACGTTGGACGGCAGCCCGCAAACGACGTGCACGCCTGGCGCAAAGGACCCGATTGGGGCCAGCACCACGCTGACCGTGGGTACCTCTGGCTGGCGCTCTACCGATGTCGGAAGCGTGGTGCGGATCAATGGCGGCTTGCTGCTGATCACCGGCTACACGGATGCCCTCGCTGTGACAGCGAAGATCCTGCGCGAGCTGGTTGCCACCGTCGCGGCGCCGTCGCTGGCTTGGTCACTTGAGCGTCCTGTGTGGTCCGATGCGTTCGGCTACCCGCGTACCGGCACGATCTATCAGCAGCGGCTGCTGGCTGCCGGCACGACCAAGAAGCCGCGCACGATCTGGGGCAGCCGTTCGGGCGAGCCGCTGGACTTTGAGCGCTGGACGAACGACGACGACGCGTTCGCCTTCACCATCGACAGCGACGAATCGACTGCGATCCGCTACATCACGGCGGGCCAGGAGCTGGGCATCTTCAGCGAGTCGGCCGAGTACAGCATGCGGGGCGGCGTCGAGAAGCCCATCACGCCCTCGAATGTGCGCATCAAGCCAGAGAGCAACCACGGCTGTGCCCAGGTTCGGCCGGTGCAGATCAACCGCGAAACGATGTTCGTGCAGCGCGCCGGGCGCAAGGTGCGCGCCTTCGGCTACCGCTACGACTTCGACGGCTTCAGCGCTCCCGACATTGCGGCCGTGGCCGAGCACATCACGCGCGGCGGGGTCACCTCGATGACCTACGCGCAGGAGGCCGAGCAAATGCTGTGGGCCACGCGCGGGGATGGTCGGCTGCTGAGCTGCACCATCGACCGCGACCAGCAGCCCAGCGTGCTCGGGTGGGCGCAGCACGAGACCGATGGCGTGGTCGAGTGGGTCGCCAGCCTGCCCAATGGCGACCGTGAGCAGGTCTGGCTGATCGTGCGGCGCTCAATCCTGGGGGTTGAGACGCGATTCATCGAGCGCATGGACGACTCGCTTGAATTCGAGATCGGTGGCGAGCCCTACGTCTACGGCGTCACGACCGACTGCAGCAAGGTGTTCGACAACCCCAGCGGCGCAACGTCGTTCAGCGTCCCGCACCTGATCGGGAAGACTGTGGACATCGTGGCCGACGGCTCCAAGATGGTGTCGAAGGTGGTGCCCGACTCCGGCATCGTCACGATCAACCGGCCGGGGTATCACGTCGTCGTGGGCCTGCACTTCCGGTCTGAGGTGACGCTGCTGACGCCAGAGGTGCAGACGCAGATGGGCAGCGCGCAGGGCCAGCAAGTGAAAACGGGCCGGGTGGTGGTCAAGTTCCTGGACTCCATCGCGGCCAGGGTGCGCAACAACGACGGGCAGGAGCAGGAGATCCCGTGGCGGCAGCTTGACACCCCCACGCTCGACGCGCCGCCTGTGCCCTTCAGTGGGTTGCTGGACGTTTCATCGCTTGGCTGGGACAAGGGCTACAGCGAAATCACCATCGTGCAGGACGAGCCGATGCCATTCCACGTTCTGGCGGTGTACCGCCGCCACTCTGTCACGGGCTGAAATGCTGACCATCGAACCCGCAACCGATGCCGACCGCGCCGACCTGGCCGAGCGGATGACAGCAGCAGACCGCGCCGAGCTTGTGGCGGCCGGCGTGGACCCGCAATGCCTCGACGGCGTGCAGGCGCAGGCCCTTCGCTGGCATGGCCGGCTTGTGTGCCTTTTTGGCGTGGAGCCGATGCCCAGCAACCCAGCAGCCGGCGTGCCGTGGATGCTGTGCACCGACACCCTGGCCGAGGTGCCGCGTCGTGCAATGGCCGGGGTGTCCGCTCAGGTCGTGGCGATCTGGCGCGGCGAGTTCTCGCGCCTGATCAACCTTGTGCACCGCAAGCACAGCAGCGCGGTCCGCTTCGTCCGGTGGCTTGGATTCCGTGTGGATGAGTCGCCCGTCGGCCCTGGTGCTGAGTTCTTCACCTTCTCATGGGAGCGTCCCAATGTGTAACCCCGCGTTGTTCGTCATGGCCAGCGCTGCAATGCAAGTCGGCGGCAGCATTTCCCAGGGCATCACGGCCAAGGGCAATGCCAACTTGCAGGCCGCCGACATGGAGTACCAAGCGGCCGTCGAACGTGACAACGCGCAGCAGCAAGCCGCCGCTATTCGTCGGCAGGGCCAGCGAGATCGCGGCTCGACGGTGGCGGCAGTGGCAGCCTCTGGCGTCAAGATTGGCGACGGAAGCGCGTCCGACGCTGAGCTGCAGGCGATGCAGGACGCCAACACCGACGAGCGTCTCGCGATCCTGCGGGGCGACCAGACCTCGCGCCAGCTCAATGCCCGAGCAAAGATCACCCGCCGCGCTGGCCGGGATGCGCAGCGCGCGAGCTACATCAACGCGGCCACGTCGCTGATGTCGGCAGCAGGCAGCTACAGCCGGGCGAGCGGCACGACCTTCAAGGCGGGCGGCTGGGATGCCGGCGGCTTCAATGGCACGAATGACCGGGGCGCGTTCAGTGTGGGCAGCGGCTCCGATTGGTGGGCGCGCAACGGGCGAGGGGGCGACTGATGGGCCAATTCAACACCGGAGGCGCGCGTCGCCTCATTCAGGGCCCAGCGGTGCCCGTCACGGGGCCGGGCATCAGCTCGGCGACCAGTGAGTCCGTCGGCCGCATGGGTCAGGTGATCCAGGGCCAAGCGCTGGACGCCATCCAGACCGAACGGCTGCAGCTTGAGCAACAGCAGCGCGAGCGGCAGCGACTATTCGACGCGGCCGAGGCACAGAAGGAATCGCTCGCCATCGACCAAGCGAAAGCCGACATGGCGGCGGCGCACGACGAGATCGGCAACCAGCTCAAGGCCGGGCAGATCCCCAAGGATCAGGCCGAGAAGCAGCTGACGGAGCGGACAGCCAAGATCAGCGGCGCGACGCTGGAAGGCGTGCGGCCACAGTCGCAGGATCTGGCGCGGCGCTACTTGGAGCGGGGCGCGCTCACGCTCAGCACCTCCATGCGCCGCATGGTGGACGAGCAGGCGCGGCACGAGATCGGCGCCGGCATGCTGACGCAGTTGGAGACGCTGCAGCGCGAGTACCGCACCGACCCGGCCAAGACCACGGCCACGGCCATGGGGTTGATCGAGCAGCAGGGGCCGCTCTCCAACTTCACGCCCGAGCAGCGCGCAAAGCTGGGCCAGCAGTGGAAGGAGGGCGTTCAGTTCACGACCGCATTCGAGGCCATCAGCGCAGCGCGCACCGACCGCAAGGCGCTGGGTGATGCCGAGAAGATGATCGGCACGCTGCCCGACCTCGACCCGCAGAAGCGCGCCCAGCTGATGGACCGCGCCCAGGCTTATCGCCTGCACCTCGACCAGCAGGACGAGCTGCGCGCCCAGCGTGCGCAGCGCGAGGCAGAGCGGCGCCTGAAGCACGCCGAAGCCGAGTTCAACACCTTCCAAGCGCTGGCCGACAAGGGGACTGTGCTGGCGCCCGAGTACATCGACCGCGCGACCCGGGCCACGGCGGGCACGCCCTATCAGGCCGGCATCGTGGCCCTGGCCCGGCAGGCAGTCGAGACGGGCGGCTTCGCGGCTCAGCCGCTGGGCGTGCAGCGCGCCACGCTGCAGGCGCTGGATGCCGAGATCGCCACCAAGGGCCGCACACCCGAGCTGGACAAGCGGCGCGAGAAGTTCGCCAAGGTGCTGGCCGGCAGCGAGCAGGACCTCGGCGCCGACGCGCTGAATGCAGGCCTGGAGCGGGGCGTCATCGCGCGCATTGAGCCGCTGAACCTCTCGGCCGGGGTTGCAGGGCTGGCGCAGCAGTTGGGCAACCGTAGCGTGCAGGCCGGCATGGTCGAGACCTGGGCCGGGCGTCCGGTGTCTCCGCTGACGCGGCAGGAGGCCGATGGCCTGGGCGGGCTGTTGCGCTCGATGCCACCAGAGCAGAAGGCGACGGCGCTGCAGACCCTGGCCGCGACCATGAGCCCGGGGCAGGCGCAGGCGCTGGCCGGGCAACTGGACGGCCACGACAAGGCGCTGAGCCTGGCGCTGGGCTACGGTGCCGCGCGAACCACGTTTGACCGGCCGGTTGCGGAGCTGATCCTGCGCGGCCAGGAGGCCATCAAGGCGAAGTCCATCAAGCTCGACGACGCGGCCGAGACCGGGCTGACGGCCAACGTCGAGAAGGAGCTCGGCGGCGCGATCAGCAACCCCGAGCAGGCCCAGCGCGTGCGCGAGGCGGCCCGGCTGATCTGGGCCGGCAAGGCCGCAGAGGGTCAGCGCATCGACGCGGCGAACGCGGTGCGGCTCGCTGTTGGTGGCCAGATCGTGGAGCACAACGGCGGCAAGGTCGTGCTGCCGGCCGGTGTTGACGAGTCAGCGCTGCGCCAGCGCCTGCAGTCGTTCACGCCCGATGCCTTTGCGGGCCAGCTCCCCGACGGCAAGGCCTACGTGCGCGGCCAGCCTGTTGAGGCGGCGCAGTTCGTGGCCAGCCTGCCGGGCGCCCAGTTGCGCACCCTGGGCCGTGGCCGGTTCGCAGTGGTCAGCGGCGGCGCCATCGTGACGAATGCGCGCATGCAGCCGGTGGTTGTGGAGGTCGGCAATGCTCGATGACCTGTTTTTCGCGGACAACCTGAAGGCGGCAGGGGATGCCGCGTTGCGGCCCCCACCCGTCCCCAAGCAAGCCGCAGGCTTCAGCGCCTGGAAGACCACAACCGCCGCGCCTCGCGGCGTTGTCGCTGGTGGGGCGCAGTCGGGCGGGTTCTTTGCCGACACGCTGGCAGCGTTTGGCCAGGCGCTGGGCGGCACCGGCACCGCCAGCGCCCAGGGCATGTTCTCGACGCAGACCGACGCCGAGCGCCAGCAGTCCGAGCAGCAGGCACAGAAGATCCGGGCGGGTGGGCTGGACTTCAGCAGCGCCACGGGTGACAACCTGCGCGGCTTCGCGCGCTTCTTGGCTCCTGACCCCGAGACGGCGCACACGGCCGAGCGGCTGGTGTTCGACCTGTCCCGCGTCATGGCCAAGGCCGTCGGCTACTCCGTGGCCGGTGGCGGCCCGGTGGCCGGCGCGGTGCTGACAGGCGTCGACGAAGGCATGACGACTGCGGACGACCTGAAGCAGGCCGGCGTCGATCTCGGCACGCGCACGGCCGTGGGTGGTGTGGTTGGCCTCTCAACAGCGGTGGGCGTTGCCCTGCCGGTGGCGGGCAATACGCTTGCCAAGACGGCGGGCCTGGTGGCAGCAGGTGGCCCGCTGTCCTTCATGGCCCAGCAGCAGGCCGTGCGGTCCATTCTGCAGGCGGCCGACTATTCCAAGCTGGCCGAGCAATACGACCCGCTCGACCCGGTGGGCCTGGCCGTTTCGTCGTTGATCCCGGCCGGCTTTGGTGCTTGGGGCCTGCGGGCGGCGAAGGGCCGGGCGGCTGCAGCGCGCGCGCAGACTGATTTCATGGCTGGACCGGTGCCAAGCGCTGAGACCGCGATTGCGCAAGCGGCGCGCGTGGCAACTCAGGAGCACGTCGATGCGGCCCACGTCGTGTTCGGCATGAGTGAGCGCGCCAGGTTTGACGACGGCGCGCTAACCCGGGCGGGCGACCAGTTGGCGACCGGTAGCCGCGTCAGCGTGGCAGACATGGTGCCGGCTGTGCGCGCCGTCGAATCTCTCGATGCTTTCGCGGCGCGCACCAAGCTGAAGGATGAGCGCTTGCCCGCAGAGGTGCGCGGCAACTTTCTGGGCTGGCTGCGCGATCAGGGCGGGATCGACTCGGCCGCGCAGCTTGACCTGACGGGCGAGCAAGGCATTCGGTCGAATCCAGCGGGGGTGTTCAAGCGAACGGGCGTGGGCCTTGACGAGCTAGCCCGCGCAGCCGAGCGGGATGGGTACCTGCCGCCTGGGGCGGTAGCGTCCGACCTCGACAACGGCGGCACGCGGGCCTTTGGCGAGCTGGTGCAGCGTGCCGTGTCTGGCGAGCGCGTGCTTACCATGCAGGAGCGCATCGCAGCGGCTGAGCGAATGAGCGCGGAGCAAAACCGGGCGACCAGGCTGGAGGCGGTACAGCGAAAGCTTGAGCTTCTCGGCGTGGATGCTGGCAAGTTCGGCGACCGGCTGAATCTGCTTGAGGCCTACGCCGCAGCGCACGAGCCGCATTTGCTGGCGGCTGCAATGGACGAGATCAGCGCGGCGGCACGAGCCGCTGAACCGCGCGCAGAGGCCGATTACCTGGACGCCACGGCGCGGCAGATTGCACAGGACGTGCAGGACGTTGGGCGCACGTTGGCCGAGCATGAGGCGGTTGTCGGCAAGCTGTCGCCGATCCTTCGCGGCAAAGTGTCGCGCCTTCTGGAGCCTACGAATGCAAAAGAACCCGCCGCAGCGAAGCCCCCAGCACCAGAGCCGGCGTCAGCAGCGCCAGCAACTCCTGCGCGAGCAGCTCCGGCCGCAGCAGGAGCCGAGGGCGCGCGATCTACCACAGCCGCCGCCAAGGCCGGATTGGTAGAGGATTCCGCCGCTGCCGCGCGCGTTGAACAGGTGAAGACCGAAGCGCCCGACCTGATGGTGCAGCTCGACGGCATGGACGCGCCAATGCGCATCGACGATCTTCTCGCGGCGATCAAATCCGAGGCCGACGACATGGTGCTCGACGGCGAGCTGATGCAGGTAGCGGCCGAATGCGCGCTACGGGTTGGGGCTTGAGTCGATGAATTCCAGCAGCGTCACCAACAGGGCCAAGCCGCCAACTGCCAGGAAGGCGACGCCCATGATGATCCAGTACGTGCGCAGCGCCTGCACGGCGCGCTTGAGGCTACCCGAGCCACCCCAGACCATGGCCGGGATGATCAGCGTCATGACGAACACGGCGCCGAGCGTCTTCAACGCAGTCAAGAGGTAATCCATGCACCCGAATTGCAAGCAGCAGATCAACGCCGCCCGCGCAGCGCAAGGCCGCAATAGTCTCACGGCTGCTCAGGAGGCGGCAATCGACGCCCGCATGTCTGCCAAGCTGCGGCAACTGGCCCGCACCGATGAAAACTGGCAGAGCTACAGCCGGGATCAGCGCTACCTGCTGGCGGCCCAGGGCGCGCAGGCAGATCTGGCAGCAGAGGCCGCGCGCAAGGTGGCGAACGCGCAGCGCCAGGTGCTGCGCACGGCCGAGACGGAGCAGCGCATTGCCGAGGTGCAGGCCTGGAAGAAGGGCACGCGCACCGATGCCCTGGTGCACGACTTTGAGCGGACGCACGCCTACATCGACGGGATCAAGCGCGACGCGACGCGCGGGCTCATGGACTTGATCCAGGCGGCCGGGTCGCGGCAGGACGCCACGGCAGGCCGTCAGGCGCTGATGGTGCTGTTCGACGCCCAGAACCCGGCCATGACGCGCGATCTTGCGCTCGAAGTGTTCGCCCAGGGCAAGGCGAACACGGGCAACCCGATTGCCAAGGCGGGCGCCGATGCGTGGCTCAAGGTGACCGAGGCCATGCGCCAGCGCTTCAATGCGGCTGGTGGTGACGTCGGGCGGCTGGACTACGGCTACCTGCCTCAGGCGCACGATGTGATGATGGTCCGAAATTCAGGGGCCAAAGAATGGATTGCATCCCAGCGATCCGCTGCAGGGAAAGCGCTTGCGGCAGGCCAGTCAATCGTCAAAGACCCGCCCCCCGAGTTCTCGCGCGAGCACTGGGCAAAGTCTGTGCTGCCCATGCTCGACCGCTCCCGCTACGTGGACGAGGCGGGCGCCAAGCTGCCCGACGCCGAGGTGCTGGCCATCCTGCGCAGCGCCTGGGAGACGATCAGCAGCGACGGGGCGAACAAGACCGCGCCCGGGTCGTTCAAGGGCAACGGCGCGCGAGCCAACCGGGGCAGCGAGTCGCGCGAGATCCACTTCAAGGACGGCGAGGCGTACCTTTCCTACCTGAGCGAGTTCGGGCGCGGCAGCATGTACGACGCCATGATCGGCCACGTCGGCGGCATGGCTCGCGACATTGGCCTCGTGGAGCGCTACGGCCCGAATCCAAACTCGCAGGCGCGGCTGCAGATCGACATTGCCAAGCGCGCCGACGGCGACGGCACCCGGTCCTTTGGCATGCGGCCCGAGTCCTTCTGGGATCAGCTCAGCGGCACGGCAGGCACACCGGCCAGCGCGCGCATCGCCAACGTGGCCCAGCACGTGCGCAACATCGAGACGTTCGGCAAGCTGCAGGGCGCAGTGCTGTCGTCAGTCACGGACCTGGGCACCTACTTCGTGACAACCGGATTCAACCGCCTGAGCTACTGGGACGCGCTGCGCAACCTGGCTACGGCCGGCGGCAGCGAGGCGAAGCAGTTCATGAACGCGCACGGCATGATCGCGGAGAGCATGATCAGCGACCTCAACCGCTGGGCCGGCGAGAACGTCGCGCAGTCGTGGAGCGGGCGCATCAGCAATGCCACGATGCGGCTGTCGCTGATGAACTTCTGGACTGACTCACTGCGCCGCGCCTTCCAGCTCACGCACATGGCCGGCATTGGGCGGATGGCCGATACCCCGTGGGCGGGCCTTGCTGAATACGACCGCTGGCGCCTGGAGTCCAAGGGCATCACCGAGGCCGACTGGGCGGTGATCCAGGCCGCGCCGCGTGACGAGTTCCGAGGGCAGCAGATGGTGACGCCGGATGGCATCTATGCCACGGAGCACCCGGATGCAGCGCAGATCGTCGCCAAGTACCTCGGCATGCTCAGCGACGAGAGCGAGACGGCGGTGATCAATCCCGACCTTGCAACGCGCGTCTGGGCCTCTGGTGGTGGCACACAGTCGGGCACGGTGCGCGGAGAGC